AAAATAATAAAAATTTTTACAATTAAAATGGTTAAAGCAGTCACAACAGCACCACAAATAAAAATGTTATTAGCAATTTCTGGAGCATTTCAAAATAATGGAATTGTTGAATTGGGTGATAGTAGTAAAGATTTTATTGAAAAACAGAAAATTTTTATTAAATGCTTAATTAAGGATATTATATCATTAATAAGTAAATTTATTTTTGATCTAGTAATTTCTTTTCTTGTTAAATTAATTGCACCAATTATAAAAAAAATAATAAAAGAAAGAATAAATCAATATGTTAAAATATTAAAATCATTAACAAGTAGAAAAAAAACCAAAAGTTTAAACACATAAAATGACTGTTGATTATAATGATATAAATTCAATTATTGATGGGTTTGACAAAATTTTAAGTCTTACTTCAATTGGTAGTCCCCCTATAATACCAACACCATTAATTTTATTTGGTGTACCACAAAGAGCAGGTCTTTCACCAACAAGGGTAGCAAGTAAGATTATTGCACGAAAAAGTGAAGCAGGTCTTCCCGTTGGAGTATTACCATCTGGGGGTGTTAATCCAGATGAAATTATGGAAAGAATTAGAATGGAGGAAATTATAAAAGAATTACAAGAAAATGGTTTAATAACAATTGCAATTCCTCCCGGTACAACAGTAACAGCAACAGGTGTATCACCATCAGGACCTGTATCTGTATTTGGATCAACAATAACAATAACTAAAGGTTACGGTGTAATACAATAATGTTTAATGAATAAATTGGAACAATATACAACAACCGAATTACTTAAATATATTAATGATATCAATATTGAACATGAGAAGATAAAAAAAGAGATTATTAATAATACAATTGAAATTGATGTAATCGAAGAAAAAATAAATAATAAATTAAAATCATTAACTGAAATTGAAAATAATTATATAATATTAATTGAGGAATTTAATAAAAGATAAATGGGATTCGATAAACCATATTTAAATACCAGTAATCCTTATAAAAAAGAAGGTACTGAAATTAATATAACCAAAACAATTTATTATGGTGAGGTTATTTCAATTGATGATCCTACTGATGGTGGTCGAATTAAAGTTAAAATACCTGATTTAGATAATAAAATTGCAGATGTTAATGATATACCTTGGGCATATCCATTTATACCAAAATTTTTTCATTCTTATCCTCAAGTTGGTGAATATGTTAGAATATTAATTGAAAATATAAAATATCCACAAAGAAGTAGATATTGGACAGGAAGTGTTATTTCACAACCACAAAAAATTGGTTTTGATTCTAAATTTACTGCTTTATCAACAACAAATATGGGTCATTTATCACCAGAAAAAGCACCTAGTTCATATCCTGATGCAGAAGGAGTTTTTCCAACAAAAACAGATATTGCAATTGTAGGAAAAGTAAATACTGATATAATATTAAAAATTAATGAAGTTCATTTAAGAGCAGGAAAACATGAAAATGATAATATATTAAAATTAAACACAAAAAATCCTGCTCAACTTAGTTTAATTTATGAAAAAAATGATGAAACTAATCAATATGATAGTAGTTCTATTTTAATGAGTGATAAAATTGCAATTATTTCACATTCTGGTAAACCAAAATTTAAATCAGCAAAATTAACCCAAGAAGATAGAAAGTATATTTTTGAAAATGGTCATCCAATGGTAAGGGGGGATGTTTTGGTTGAAATAATTAAAATTTTTAGAAATGCATTAATTAATCATATTCATGGCTATTCAAATTTACCTGCCGATAAAACCTCAATAATAAAAGATTTAGAAAATCTTAATTTAGAAGCTATCCTACAAAAAAATATTATTATTAATTAATTTTTTTATAAATTTGTAGAAAAATATTATAACAATTAATAATTTCTTTCGTATAATAAATAAAAAAACAATACCTTGGAAAGGTTTAATAAAACTATTTTATATTATGAAAAACAGAGCATACAACAACACAACAGCAGTAAAAGCACTAGAAGAAGTGGATGAAGAATTAGCTATAATGGCTTTATCTGATCCTAACTTAGATGGTGAAGAATTAAGTGAAATACTAACAACTAGCCTAATGGGGTATATAGTAAATAAAGAAACCAAAGAACCAATGAAACTTAGTAATAAGGTAATGGCAGCAGGGATATTAAACAGAATGCAACAGCTAATGGATAAACCTGAACATGAGTAATTTTATTACTTATAACGTTGATAATATGGCAAGTTTGCCAACCAAAATAGTACAAATTTTAATTAAACAACTAAACTATGAATAACAAGTGTGATGGACTATAAACAACACAAAGGAAACCTACGAGGACAAATTAAAAACAAAGTAGAACGAAAACTTTATAATAAACGCATACGTGCGGAGGCAATAGACGTTGCCAAAGAGAACTTAATTATAATTACAAACTTAAAAATAAAGTAAAATGGAAAATACGAAGAATGAAAAGCAATGTACTATACACGATGTTAGCGAGAGTATTTTTGATAAAGCAGTTGAGTACGTACGAAAAAAACATTTCAACCCACGTTTAAGTGCACCATATATGTTGCTTGATGATGTTGCTGAACTGATAAAAATAACTACAGGAAAAAAAGTTAATAGAAAAATATTGATGAAATATTCTCGATATTAATTTTAAAGCAGATAAAGATACTGCCCCATACGTTTAATTTAAATAAATGAATTTAGTAATCCCCCCTCAATTTTTTACAACATTTAATGATATTATATATCATGATGAACCACATAAATATTATGTAAATGGTAAAGAATTAATTTCTGTCACAACATTAATACATAAATATAAAGAAGATTTCAAAGAAGATTATTGGGCTGAATATAAAGCAAATCAATTTGGAGTAACTAAAGAACATGTTAAACGAGTATGGAAATTTATAAATAAAAAGGGAACATTAAAAGGATCTTTAATACATGATTATACTGAAAATTTATTTCAAAATAAAGTATTTAAATATCCAAAAAATGAAATTTTTAATGAATTTGGTTTTGATCCAATATTAAAAGAATATGAAATAACAAAGAATCATGTTGATAATTTCTATAATGATAGTAAAAATAAATTAATTCCAATAAGAATGGAAATGGTTCTTTATGATTTAGAATCGTCAATTTCTGGAATGTTAGATAGTTTGTTTTATAATGTTAAAGCTAAAGAATATCAAATTTGGGATAATAAAACAAATAAGAAATTAACATTATTTAATGAATACAATAAATTGAAAGATGATTTATGTTTATTGGATGAGTGTGATTTAGAAATATATTCTTTACAACTTCAATTATATAAATATATTCTTGAAAAAAATACTGGAATTAAATTAGGAAAATCATATATTGTGTGGTTCTCTCATAATAATGATAATTATAAGATAATAGAAACAAAAGACAGAAGTGAATATGTTGAATTAATTGTAAGAAATAGAATTAATGAAATAAGCAATCCAAACAATAATTAATATTTGGATTGCATATTATTAATCTTATAAATTTAGGATACATCTAAATGGTTGTATCGTTAATTCAATATTTGCCAATTCATCACTTGAATGGTCATTATCACCAAAATTAATTGATGTAATCATACACTGTTCTAAAAACCATTTTTCAACTTCAACACCTGTTGGATCTAATTGTTTTAACCAAATATTTTTTGCATATCCAGCTTTATATCCCATCCTACCAGTTAATGATTCTGCATGTAATCTAACCCATTCCATTAAAATTTGTGATGTCGAAGGCCCTATTGGGTCAAGAAAAGTTATACTCATTTCATCCCATTTATATTTACCAGCAACATAATTTTCAGTGTTTAAATATGGAATAACAACTGAATTTATTTTCATTGATGGTTTTTTAAATTTTTGAACACTCCAAACTTCAACTCCTAATTCAGAAGCAAATTCAGCAAGAAATCTATTTTGTCTTTTTGGTTCATATTCTAGAGGAATTCCTCTGATCATTTCAGCCATATCTTATTTTTTTATTTTGTTTAAGTTTATTTTAATATAAATACTGTTTTTTTTATAATTTAATGTCCTCAAAAAAAATAATTGAGGACATTAAATATTTTATTAATTAAGCACCAACATCAGCAAATGATGCTCCAGAAGGTGTTATTGTAAATGTTATTCCAATGTATTCAAGTGATCTTGTTGGTTTTAAGAAAATTTCGCCATACAATTCATTTCTATCACGAGTTTCTGGAGTGTTATTACTATCATCCATTTTAATTCTAAATTCATATAAACCTCTTTCTCTTTTTATTGTATCTAAAACAGGTGTTACTTTTTGTAAAAACTGGTCAATAGTTGCTTGATCATTTTGTTCAAAAATAAGTCTTACAGAAATATTTGCAATAAGCACTTTAATTTGAAGTAATAATCTTCTTACATTAATTCTATTAAGAGCAGTTTCTTTTACTTGTAAAGTTTTTTGACCGAAAATAGCTGTTCCTGAATCAGCAAAATCTGCAATTGGATTTATTCTACCCGCATAAAGAATATCACGAGATTCCAATGACAATTTGTATTTAGATTTTCTTGCATCGGTAACCCCTCTACTTAAACCAGCAGGAGCATACCAAGGAAATTTAGTATTATCAGTAAATGCCATTGCTTTAACTACTTCACCTGTTGGTGGAATATAAACATTTACATTATTCTGAATATCTCTCATTTGAATCCAAGGAAAATAAGTACAAGCATAATTACTATCAATTTCAGCACTTTCAAGTAAATCAACAACATCATTTGAAGCAAGAACATCGGCTTTTCCGTTATCACCAATTGTTACACTTATTGTAATATCTGGAGAATCAATAACATACAAAGTATCAGTTCTTTGGGTTTCAATCATTTCAATTGTTTCTTGAATAAGAATATTATGATCACTCCAATTTAATCCCGGAGTAGCAAAAAGATTAATCGATAC